GAGCAACCGATGATCTTTACTCTGGTTTTGCTCAAGTATTTGACGAAGGAACGGCGCAGGACACAAACACCTTTATTCCTGATGCCAGCAACGATGATACGATAGACCTTGGTTCGATAGAACAAGGTTGGCTTGTTGGCGGCATTATTCGTCTAAAAGCGACAACAGCTGCTGTGTGGCACTGCGAAGCATTCCTCTCTGGCGATGCCACTTTAGCAACGCCGTTTGAATAGTTAGTGTTGGGGGGGCGGTAGTCCCCCCAATTTCTAGAGGAGGTTTATATGGCTGATGCTGTTACAGCGACGACAGTACAGGACGGAGATCGAAACGCTGTTATTTACTGCACGAACACCAGCGATGGAACGGGAGAATCTGCCGTTACAAAAGTTGATGTTTCTGCTTTAGCTTCGCGGCAAGACGGCGCGGCTTGTACGGGTGTCCGAATCAAGAAGATATCCTTCTCTAATGTAGGGATGGGTGTGAAGGTTTTGTGGAATGCTTCCACGAACGTTATCGCCGCAGAACTCCCCGCGGATTATTCCGACACGTTAGATTATTCAGATATAAGTGGACTTCCCAACGTTGCAGCTTCTGGCGGAAAGACGGGCGACATAAAACTTACCACTGTTGGTCATAGCAGCGGAGACACCTATTCGGTAGTTCTCTACTGCTTAAAAGAGTACTAGGTAAGTTAGATGGCGACCTCTGGATCTGTTGATTTTAACCTGGACATGGCCGAAATCACAGAGGAGGCCTTTGAGCGTTGCGGTCTGGAGTTTCGTACTGGTTATGATGCTCGAACTGCGCGGCGCTCATTAAACCTTCTCTTTGCGGAATGGGCGAACCGTGGTCTTAATCTCTGGACAGTCGAAGAGATTACGCAAACCCTTGCGCAACTATCGACCTCTTCTTCTGTGGCGACTTATCCTATAGGGGCTATAACGGCTACTGTTGGGGCTTCCACCAACCTTAGTGTGGGGGAAACCATAACAGGAGGGACCAGCAATTCTACGGCGTCTGTTATAACAAAGCCTTCCTCAACCACGATAACGGTTACCGTTCCTTCTGGGGCCTTTACCGCTGGTGAAACCATAACAGGTTCCAGCAGTGCTGCCAGTACTACAATCAGTGCTGACCCAAGTTTGGTGGACGCTCAGTCTGCGGTGGATGTTTTGGAAGCGGTTGTACGGCGTAGTGGATCGGACATTGGCATCAGTAGGATTAGTCGAGGGGATTACCTAGACACCCCTGATAAAACTACGCAAGGCCGACCGTCTCAGTTTTACATAGATCGTTTAATCACACCGACAATTACGATCTGGCCCTCTCCAGAAAACTCTACCGACCAACTTATTTATTACCGTATTCGGCGGATAGAGGACGCTGATGCAGGCGTTAATACCGCAGATATACCTTTTAGGTTTTTACCGTGTCTTACCGCTGGCTTGGCGTATTATCTGTCCATGAAAAAGGCGCCCCAGTTACTGCCGACACTCAAAGCCGTTTATGATGAAGAATTCATGCGTGCTGCTAGTGAGGATTCTGAACGGACAGCGTTGAGATTAGTTCCCAGTTTTTCTTCGTTGAGTGTTAGGTAATGCCTAGATATGCCTCTGGTGTACACGCATTAGGTATATCGGATCGTTCTGGAAGAGCGTATCCGCTACGGGTAATGCTGAAAGAATGGAACGGTAGTCTCGTTGGGCCTGATGAATACGAGTCTAAGCAACCTCAAATAGAGCCCAAACGGGTTATTGCGGATCCCCAAGCTTTGCGTGACGCTAGACCAGATCGTATAGAACCGGTTGTTAGTGTTCTTCTGGCGCTAGATTCGTTTAGGTCTTCTGGCAGTGGTTCAGCCGTTATTACCGTGACGGAACCAGGACATGGTCGCAGTACAGGTGACACAGTCCGGTTTAGATCGGTTTTGGCGTTTGACGGATTTACTGGGAGCGTTTTAGAGCAATCTTCGGGTTATTCTATAACCAAGGTTTCGGATAATACCTACACCTTTAGCGCCAGCAGCGGAACGGCAACAATCGGAAACGTGGCCGGGGGAGGTGGGCTGGCTTCGGCTGG